GATCGTCAGTTGCCTTTGCGGCTACCACAGCATCACCTTTTGCGAGTTACCTTGATGCCGAGTTCCTTTCGGCGCTCTGCTGTCCGGACATCGTCCCTGACCGCAGTCCACTCCAAATGACCGTCAATAAGCCGGTACTGTTCCTTGTGTGCCAATGCACAATCGCAGCACTCGGTATAGGTGTATCCCTTTACTCGGTACCAGACCCCGTCGTACATCTGGACGACAGGTACATTCGCATCTCGTCTTGCCTTCGAGCTACTAGCCCGGGCAGAACCTTTCCGCCGCCTTTTGTCCACTTCATGAACTCCTGCGCGGCTCCCCAGTAGTCACCGCGATTGGTCTTCATCCGCAGCGTACTACGCTGCAGAGAGCCGAGACCCACGTTGAAGGCAAAACTGCAGAGAGAATCGAAGATTCCTTGATTGCCAGCAGCAGCAGGGCAAAGTCGAAGAACACCACGCTCAAACCTGCGAAGGTCTTCAGCAAGAATAGTGTCCACCTCTGCCATCGTAAGAGTGCGATCCCAGCCTGCGGGTATCGGTAGATTGCGCCGCTCCTCATACTTCACCGCTGCATGAGTTGGATCAATGACGTGGCCTACCGCAGTTGTCCACAGCAATGCAGGACACCTGTAAGGACGTAGCCTTACTCCCTCATGGTGTTTGATCATGTGGATTGCGGCAGGACTAACCTTCACCGTTTAACCCTTCTTTTGGAAAGCCTGCGTACCAAACCAGAAGGCGATGATGGACGACAGGATCAGCATTTCGTCGTCGCTAAACACGTTCTCCATCGCAATCGCGAACGGGATGCCCGTGGTGTAGGCGTACCAGACGCCTGCGATGTTTAGCGCAACTAACTCCAGCACGAAGATGTAGGTGACCACCGGGCGCACCGAGGCGCGTAGGTTAATCATCCATTGGCTTGCGCCTTTGCCAATCTCTACGTCGTGGCTGTACAGGGCTTGGCGTTCCTCGGCAGCGGTCTGCGTCTGGATTTGTTCCAGCTTGATTTCCTCAACCCGTGCCTGCGCGATAAACCCACGCTCTGCGAGTGCTAGTTCACGCTCCTTCTGTGCGGCAACCAACGCAAGCTCATGCTTCTTGTCTTGCCGGTCTTGGAAGATTTGCAGAATCTTGGGCAAGCCGCCTGCAAGGAACGACAAAAAGGTGCTAACCATTGTCATCATTTGGAAGCCCTCACTACGTCATCACCTTTGGTGACGGTGACATGATCGCCCTCTACGTCTACCCGCATCGGCTGTTCCTTGCGGTCAAGTTTGTCCAGTTTGGCGATCAATTCCTTAATCACCGCAAACTCCGGCTTCTCTTCCTTCTCCGTAGCCCCGGCGATGCCGTTGAGCATGGAGATCAGGGCGGTCAGAGAAGCACCGAGCAAGCCCATCACAGCGGCAATCTTGTCGCTATCCAGCACAAGGCTGGAGGCGACACCAATCACGACAATGACGGTTATGTATTTGAGGCCATCCTTGCCGATAGCTTTTCCAGCTACGTCCTTGGCTGATGACTGCGCCTCAAGACGTTGCAGTTCGGCCTTGGCTTGCTCTCGTAACAACTCTATTTCTTCGCTCATTTGTCAGCCTTCTTGTTCAACAAGTCGAACAGGGTTTTCATCTTGTCTTCCAACACAGCAACTCGCAGGTCTAACTTCGACAAGACAATGATCAGCGTGATCATCGCAAGGATGACAGGCCACGCTCGAGTAAAGATCTCGAACAGTTCCATGTTATTTGTCCGCTTTGGTGTTCGAGAGCTGGTTGATTAGGTTGAATATGTCGTCGAGGGTTCTGCGAATATGGTGGATGTCATCCCGGTAGTCAGCCTTGGTGACGTACATGTGCGGCATATTCCGAACGTCCTTATCGAGTTTCTCGATGGATCGGCTGATGTTGTTCAGCACCCAGCCGCCGAGAAACCCGGACAAACCGACCAATATGTTGAACATCATTTGTCCGTCCATCTCAGATTCCCGGTATAGCGCGACGTGGTGTGGATGCTGCGATCTGCTCAGCCTTCGCGAATCGCTCCGCTGCCTGTCCAGCAATCGGAGCCGCAGCCAGAAGCGCCTGAGCCTGCGCCTGCTGCTGTTGCATCATGTCCATCGCTGCGAGTTCGTCGTCGGTACGCAGCGCCTTAGCCGGGACACCATTGGCCTCAGCGATGATCTTGACCGCTTCGTCCGCATTGATGCGACGCAGGACAGACATATCGCCAGAAGCCTGCGCGACCGGCAGCATCGCCTCGACCGTACGCAGAACACCCGCAGCCTCTTCGGCTTTCATCAGCCGAGCAAGCGGACCGCTGTACTTCGGAAGGATTTCGCCGCCCGACATGATGTAGTCCATCAACTGCATCGGAGGCTCAGGGATTGCGCCAGTGGCCTGCAACAGATCGAGTTCGCGCTCGATGATCGGACCCAAGAACTCTGACTGCTGGCGACCCATTGTCGGCCCGAGCAGAGCGCCCTTCTCCTGCGCTCGTTGCAGGACTTCGGTCGCTGTCATCACGCGAGGGTTCTCGACAAGGATCTGGAACAGCGTGATCAAGAACGAATCGTTGACGGCCTTGCGCTTTTGGTCCGTCATCTCGATGCCAATCGGGATGTTCCCCGGCGTGGCCAGAGGCTGCACAAGCGGGGTTCCGTCCTCGCGCAGGTATCCGTAGTTCAGTGCATTAGGACGCACGGAGAAGGCGTTTAAGGCACCTTCCTCGGTCAGGATAAGCGGAGGGTCGACCATGCGATGCGAGACGCGCAGCAGGGTCTTCTCCATCTCCTGCAACGACTTAATGTCAGCCAGCGCTTCCATCGCAGGTGATCGGCCGTAGATCTCGCGGGGGCCAGTCACGTACCGACCGACAGCGTACGGCATCACCCGGTAACCGCTCTCGTCGAGCAGTGCATTGTCCTGTCGCGACACATAGCGAGACATGTAGGCCATGCCCTCGCCACCGGCCATGCCCTGTTTGTAATCCGGGTTCGGCTTCACGCAATGCACGAATTCAAACATCGTGTCAGGCGTGGTCTTCAGTTGAGCGAGGATCGAGCGAGGAACCTTGCCCTGCCAACTCGGAACCTGAGCAGCCTGTCGAGCGGTCAACTGGAACGAGCGGTAGACCGTGTCGACGCGACCCGTGTGGTCGAGGTCGATCACAAGTTCAGACAGCGGTATCGCTCTGTAACGCAGCGTAACACCGGGGATCTCGTCGATGAACATCGCAGAGGTGCCGAACGCACCGAGCGACATGTAACACTCGAAAGCCTGCGAAGCGAAGTTAGCAGTCGGCGCGTATCGTTGACGGAAGAGAATGTCGCGGATCGAATCGCACCAGCGACGGACAGAGATGTCGTCGTCGAGTTCAGGGATGCCAGTCTGCAATCCGTGCCACAACTGGGTCGCCGGGGTCAGCATCGAATCCATCGCAGCAGCGAATCGCGGCAAGGCGCGTTGTGCGGTCGAGTCGAAGATCTTCTCTGATCGCTTCTCGCCCGGTGTGCGCCAGCCTGTCATCTCGGCCATCGTCGGCCACACGCGCTCGGCTACTTCCTGCCAATGGGTTTCCCATGTGCCACGAGCGCCTTTGAGGCGGTCATAGCCTTCCAAAACTTCTGCGGCTCTAGAGTCTGCCATGTTCCTTCCTCAAATTAGAACGTGATCGAGCCGCTGCCCGTCCACTTGTAGATTCTATATCCGCCAGAGACGGTGATGGTTGGTGAGCCGGTGGTCGCTGTAGCAGCAGGATACGAGTCAGCGTAGCGAATGATGACGACGCCGTTGTTCCCAAACCCGCCATCGGCGTTTCCACCGCCGCCTGTGTTGGAAGCGCCGGTTCCGTCTCCACCACTACCAAGGTTGCCGCCGCCGCCGCCAGCATAAAAAGTTGCGGTACCTGTTATAGACGACGACAAGCCATCGCCGCCATTTGATGCCCCATCAGTATTTCCGGCCTCGCCTGCGCCGCCTCCGCCACCGCCGTATGGTGAACCATAGTTTCCAGATCCACCCGCCTTGCCTGCGCCATCACCAGCGCCACCGGCAGCGCTGTATGTTGAGGTATATCCAACGCCAACGTAATAGGTATAGCCACCGGAACCGCCGCTGCCATTTCCATTAGTGGCGCGACCATTGCTTCCAACGCCGCCAAAACCTTTTCCTCCGCCTCCGCCGCCGGATGTAATGGTTCCAAAAACAGAATCAGTACCAGCAACCGTTGCAGCACCGCCACCACCAATGGTGACAGTAATTGCTGATCCGGCAGTTACAGCGTATCCAGTAGCAGTACGGTAACCCCCTCCGCCGCCGCCAGAACCAGCGTAGTTATATTCATACGGATAACTATAAAGGTAATAGTTCTGTCCAGCGCCGCCACCGCCGCCGACAACGAGATACTCAACGGTCGGCGTTACTGACGCTCCCGCTTTCGCAGCCAGCAATAGCATCGACGATGCAGACATATCAGGTCACGTTCCCCGAGATCACGCAGACCGTGCCGCTGATGAACAGAATCGTCGCCACACCTCGCGTTGCCAGAGTGACAGATGCCTTGTCCGAATCCGTGCCAGCGATGTAGGCCGTCGTAATCGTGCAAGTGATCGTGATGTTGCCCGAGGTGTTATTGAACACAGAGACGATGTCGCCAGCAGCGAACGTCGCGTCAGGGATTGTCACCGAGCCGCCAGAGCCGACATGGACGAACGTGCCGACATCGGTCGTCGCCAGCGAGTAACTGCCCGTCTTGGCTGCGCCTGTCTGCGGTACAGCGCGGATGTTGCCCTTGTCGTCGGTCAGCAGTCCGCTGTTTGCGATTCGGAACTTCTCGACGCTGTTGACGCGAAAGACGATAGCGGAAGGCATCGAACCAGAACCCGGCGTACCGTCCACCTCGCCATAGATCTCTGCGCCTGCGACGAAGTTCGTGCCGTCGCTGCCGAACATCGCAATGCCGCCGAGACCGTCGTTGTCTTGCAGGACTGTGTGCGATCCGACCGTCGCGTTGCGTGACTTGGCTGTGTAGTACCAAGTCATCGATGCGTTGGCCGAGTACCGAGCAGTCATAAAGGCAGACGTATTGATCGTCGTGCCGAGCGACTGAATTGGAGGTGTAACGGTTGCCGTTAAAGCAACGACGCTGTCCTTGCCAATCGAGATGCGGTCGCTGTCATCGATGTAGACCTGACTACCTTGCAGGGTCTTGCCGGTCGTGCCATCAAAGCGAGGCAGCGCGTTATCGAGTGATGATGCTGGGCCGAACACGTTACCTGCCAGTGCGCTTGTCGAGATGCCTGCGTCGACCAATGCGCGTACGGTGACCTTCTTCGTGG